AGATTTTGACCTCACCAATCGGGCTGGCCTTGCGCAGCTCACCAATGACCCATGCCGAAAAGTCACCTCGGCCATCAAGCGCATCCGCGATCTCTTTCAGTGTATCCAATGCGGCCGGGGCGCTTCCTGTGAGATCGTCAAACAGACCTTTCAGGACCAAGGGGTTGATCGCCATATCCGCTGCCAAACCTGCTCGGGCTTGCGCCAGAGACGCAAAGTTCACCGCCAGTCTCCGATCCGCCGCCAGAGTGCCGCCGCCCGTCAGACCAGCTCCGGCTGTTATCTGACGCTCTGCTGGCACATAGGCATCAGTCCCGCGCACCTGCAGAACAAGATTCTGCAGATCAGAAAACAGGACATGGATACGGATCAGGGCAGATACCGTGTCCTTTGGCTTGTTCACCGGCGGATCATAGTGCGCGATTGCAATCAGATCCCCGTCGTCGTCGAACAAGCCGGACTCTCGTACGACAAACGGGCCTTCCTGTGAATCGAGCAGGATTTCAAAGAAAGCAGTGTTGGGCGCATCAGATACAGTACCGCTGCCCTGAACGGTTTTGCGCCCCTGTTCGTTTTGCAGCGCCGTTTCGTTGCCGCCGGGAACGCGGTCGCCGTCGCCCCATGCGATATGAGTAATCGTGATCGCGCTGCCGCCAGCGAGGGCTGCTGCTTCCTTGTTGCGCCCGGTTTGGGTCATAATGGCGAATTGGGCCATGAATGCGGTTCCTTAAGCGGTGGTTGCGATAGAGGTGATGCGGGTGGTCGGAATCACAGCCCGACCCGTGTTAGCCGTGAGAACTGGCGGCGGATCGAGCTTGGCACCTGCAATCGCTTGAATATGGGTCAGTGGAAAAACACCTGCGTAGGCGGTGGGTGACGCGGGAACCCCGATGCGGATTTCGCTCTCCTGCGACCAGCGTTTCGTGGCCTCTACCATTTTCAGGGTTGCGCGCGTCTGCTGCTCCGAGAAGTACCCGTCGCCATCAGCGTCGATCACTTTGTCGATCATGATGGTCAGGCGGTGGGTGTTGGGCGCACCCATGGGCTGCTGCTGATACCACTGCTCAATGATCGCAGTCATGCTCAACAGGCTCAGTCCAAGCTTTACGCCCGCGTCGTATCCCTCCAGCGACTGCAACAACCATGCGTTCTTCAAGATGCGTCGCTGAATGGCTTCGGGAAGATCGGGATCGATAAACTCTTCCATCGAATATTCGGCAATTAACGCAGGTAGCGCTTCGGTCGGACACGTATCAGCGTCCTTGACCAGAAAAGCGGTAATCGGCTGATCACCGATGATCTCGTTTAACGCTTGCAGATAGGCACTGCCGCGCTCATCCAGCACCTGTGGTGGCGTGATGCGATCCAGTTGCTGATCAGGCCAATACCGGGTCATCAGACGTTCACCACGACAACCTGCAACGCGGTGCAATTGCGCCAGGACGTTTCGGGAACGGTCGCGAAGTTCTGGTTGGTCACATCTGCATCAATGATCCCGGCGATATCGCGGGCGGCATCGGTCAGGGCGGACGGCGCTATGAACCCACCAAGACTGCGCTTCCATTTATCCAGGACCTTCTGAACGGCATCCTCCGCTTCTGATGCGGCATCGGGGTTGGAGACCACAAGCCTCAGCTCGATTGTAAAATTGTGCGCTGCAGGTGCCTGAATGCGGATAAAATCGCCCTGATGCGTTTTGCTTTCGGTGAACACGGCCAGAAGGGAGGCGCTCTCTTGCGCGTTGGGCGCGCCGGTATCCATCAGCGGGTAGATGTCTACATGGCCCGGTTGAGGACGGGCGATATGGACATCAATGGCACGGGCATTCCACCCCAGCACATCAGCTACGTAGCGCTCTCTGTTCAGGCCATCGCCGATCCGCTCGAATGCCAGCGGCAGGCGTTCACGATATCGGGTGTCGCTTTCCCGCTCGGCCCCGCCTCCGGTTTCGGTAAGGTTCGCAACAGCAGAAATGCCCGGAACGGGATCCACCAGACTGGAGATCGAACCCGGAGCAAAGCCATTGGCTGCGATACCAGTCTGCGTCGCGTGGGCCGCAACGTCTACGCTGGTTTGACCCGCAGGTATGGAGGCAACAGACCGTGTGATGAACTGGACCAAACCACCTGTGTCTTTGACGCGGGCACCAGCCGGGATCAGGGTCTGGACCGCCTGTGGCTGTGCCATCGAGAACCGCAAAGTAGTGGTAGCTGCGGCAGCTTGCAATCGGGGTGTTCTGCGATCTGCGCCATGCACATCCAGAAACGAGCCTTTTGCCCAGGCGACAAAGCAATTCTCGAAGGCCTGCTGTTCTTCCGCACCGCGCAAAACCAACATATAGGCGATGGTTTCCAGCAGGTACATTTCCTGCTGGCTCTCGGACAAGGTACGGCCCGTCTCCGCCTCGAACTTGGCTTTGGCCAGATCCAGCAGTTTTCGGGCCTCTATGGTGACAAAATCGGGGGCACCGCCTTGGTTCAAGGCTGTGATTGGGGCAACATCAGAAGGCATAAGTCACCTCGGTGGTCTGGAATTGTTCAACGACTGCTTCGACGGGTGACCAGGTGACGTTGAGGGCTATGGCCTCAAAGCTGTTGGTGTAGGTCAGCTCGTGAACCTGCACGCGCGGCACCCAAAGGCGGAGCGCTTCTCTGACCTCAGCCACCACAAGCAAACCGCGCACATTGAGCGGACGGTCGCGATATTGATCGAGATCGCAGCCCTTTTCCGGTTTCAGAGGCACCGACCCTTTGGGGGTCAGAATGCACTGACGGATTTCCTGCGCCAGATCGTCAAGATCAGATGCAATCTCACCCCACACCGGCCCGTCGCCTGTGCGTTTCGCTTGCCAATGTGTGTGAGTGATGGTGTTCCGATCCAGCATGACAGAGTGATGCCGGATCGCCAGGGCGCGGGATACCTGAACTCAGTTCAGAGGAGGTTTCGACCGGTAGGAAAGTGATGCCACCCTTTCGGGGAAGCGGCATCACGTCAAGAGGTCAATTTCCGACCTGCGTCACGCCGTTGATGGTTGTGACGGCCAAGGATGTATCGCCAGTGACCTGCACATCACCCGCAACGGCCAAATCACCAATGACCTCCAAATCGCCATCCACGACCAGTTTCCCGCCCGCTATGGTCAGCATGATCCCACTGGCATGGTTGATGGTGAAGGCTCCACCGTCCCAGATCGCGGTAGAACCGTCAGGCATCTCGAAATGTGCAGTTCCTTCGCCCCCGGCCGGTGCGGGATCCGCATCAGAAAAGAGAGCGCCCAGGACAACACCGGCCTCACGGTTCGCATCCATGGCGCAGACAACCTGGCTGCCCGGTTTGGGGCGTGTGAACACCCGCATCCCGGCCGAGCTGCGCTGAACGACATCAAGCCAGCCTGATATGACCTCGTCGTTATCCTCGAACCGAACCCGGACTTGCGAGCCTCGGCCGTCAACGACGATGCCGCGCTTCATTTGTTCAGAGGTCACTGGCTCAACCATCGCCATCGCGTCGAGACACCCCCCGGCACACGCCTTCAAGAAAGGCGTTGATCAATTCTCCGACTCCTTCGCAAGCTCGCCAACCCAATCGAAAACCGAATCCCAACGGAACTGAAAGTGCCAGTATCTTCAACATAAGCATCGTCATTTTCTACTCCATTGTGCGCTTGCGCTTTTGATGCCATTTGCGTTTCCGCTCGACCTCTTGCGGGTCGCGCATCGATGCGCCGAACATGATTCTGGCGACCCAATGACCAAATCTCTCAGGCTCCGTGATCGCCCAGATCAGAACAAAGCCAAGCAGTGTGCCCAAAAAACCCATTGTCAGCCTTCCACCGAAAACCGAAGCGCGTAGTGGCCAGCCGGGGTGATCTTCATCCGTGTCACTGATTTGTTGATCAGGACCAAACCACGCAGCGATAGCAGTCGGGCGATTTGTTTTTCGCCCTTACCCTTGAGCTTGCGCCCCTTCGGCTCTGATGAGGTCTCAATCAGCAAATCACGCTCTGGTTTTGAAAACGGCGGCATCAGCTCACCCCACCAACTTGAGTTCAATGTTTGTCGTGTACCCATCCGCCCCAAACAGGTGGCGCGCCATGGTGATCAGCCAGCGACCCGCGTAGCGACCATATCCCGGCCCCAGCGCCACAACCTGACCGGCCAGAAGCAGGGGGTCTCCAACAGTCGTGATCCGGCCTGTTGCAAGGGCATCGTTTTCACTGGCCAGACGCGCCACACAAAGCCTTTCGGCATGCGCCTGCGTCTCGACCCGCTCATCCAGCTTAAGGGTGTCGCCGGAGGGCACGCGCGGATCCGCGCTCTCGGCGGTCAGTACCGTTTTGCGGGCCGGATGCAGATAGCGTGCCACCGCCTTGGAATAGAGCTTGTGGGTCGATTTGCGGAAGCTGTAGCGCGTGACCGGATCACCCGCGACCAGGTCAAAGGTTCGGACTGGCGGGGCTTGCTCGATAGCTTCGCGTCTGGTGAACACCAGCTGATCGCCTTTGACCGAGAAATAGCAGCCCCAATCCTCGGCCAGCCGGGTCAGGAATGTCAGGTCGTTTTGTTTGTCCTGGCTGATACGCTCGAAAGACAGATCGGGGATATCACCAACGACGTCCAACTGGTGGCGCTCGGCGACCTGTTGCACGATGGCAGCCAGTGTCATCTGATCATAGGCAGCCGAACGGTCCGTGCGCAGTTCTTTGGACGTGAATGCGGACAGAGCTTTGAACGTGGCCACATCACCGCCGCCATCGCCCGAGGCTTCGGTTTCATCCACGGCATAAAGACCGCAGGGCACACGCAACCCCATGAGGCCACCATAGCCCATCACAGCCGAAACCTCGGTGCCTTCGTCAATGCCCCAGTCGCTGCGCCACAGGCCCTGTCCATCGGCCAGAGTAAAGCTGATATCATCGACCTCACCATGATGCACATCGCGATAGGCGAAGCGTTTCAGCTCCTTGCCCAGAAACACACCTGCCGGGGATCCTGCGATTGTGATGTCCACAACCGGCTGCTGCGGCCCAATCATGTCGCGCTCCGCTTCCATGGCGGCAATTGCGTTGCGGCAATCTGGGACTGCTCCAGGACCGGGATCCGGAGCGCGGTGCCCGGTTCCAACACCAACGGTACCGACTTGTCGGTGGCTCCGACCAGATCGGGGTTCGCCATCAGGATGTGGTGCATCAGCTTGGCGTCACCATAGTAGCGATAGGCGATCAGATCCCAGCGCTCGCCGGGAGCGGTGATGTGTTCCAAATAGGTGTCCGTCATCGTGATCTCCGCAGGGCCGGGTTGAGCGCTGCACGCACTGCGCCAGCTGCTGCCCCCAGAACGCCGCTAGGGCGCAGGACGCTTTCAACCAGCTCGACCTCGATCTCGACGCGGACCAGCCGACCTTTCGGTGTCGTTTTCTGACGCTTTATGCGCATGCGCTCGATGACGAACACACCGACCTCGAAGCCCTTCAGATCAAAGAACAGCTTCATCGGAACCCGCGCCTGAAACGCCGCTTCGATTTTGCTCAGCTCCGCCTCGGCGTCACAGAAAGTCTCATCGAAAAAGAAGCGCAGCTGCTTGGTTCCGGCGTCATTGCCGAGATCCTGCAAGACGGGCTTGCCACGTAAAACTGCGTGGCGGGCCAGCCGTGCTGCCTTGACCTCAGAATCGGCAGTGGGTCCGGTCAGGTGATCGGTGCCGATGATTGAGTCTCCGAACAGGCCCAGCATCAGTTGTGCCCCCGCCGCTGCGACTCGCGAAGCCGTTCTTCGACCTTGTCGGCCGTGCGTTCGGCCAGCGTTTCGAGATCCGGCATGACATCACGATCCACGTTGCCCTCAATCTTGATCGTGACCGGCGCAGAAACCGACGTATTGCCCGTAGACCGCGTTGTGACATAGCGCGATCCATCGACTGTCGGGGTTTCAGCTGCGAGCGGCCCACCTATGGCAACGGCACTGGTTACAGCGGCAGCGCGGGCGGCGTTGGCTGCGGCGTTTGCGTTGCGCTGGACCGCGATCCCGAACGGACCACCTGAAGGTCCTTTGGGCACGGGGCGACTGGCCAGCTGTGCAACACGCTCCCGTTGGTCTGATTCACTGGCTTGCGCCCAATCCCATGCAGATTTCAACCATCCGACGAGATCAGCGATTTTTCCAACGAGATCGACAACATAGTTAACGACCGCGCCCACAGCCTTGCCTGCGGTCTCGCCCCAGCTGGTCCACGCCTCAGCCTCGCCAAACTGGGCAATAAAGTCATCAGAGGTCAGGAAACGGCCCATGATCGCTTACTCTTTGGACGTCTTTGCAACAGCGACGTTATGTGCAGTCAGTTCCAAACCGAGTTTTTCATTCAGATCACGCAGCGCATCGGCGCGGATATCGCCGTCCTTCTTGAACGCTTCGACAGGCAGCTCGAGAACAGCCGCGCGAACAGTGGCGAATTGCTCAGCCGCAAGACGTGCGGCTTTTTCAAGCGCCTCATCTACGTCTGGCGTGTCGCCCAGATCCTCTGGGCCGGTTGCTGTTTCGGGATCCGCTTCACGGACTGCGCCTTCCGGCAACTCGGCCAGTTCGTCTTCGGTCAGCTCAATGGGATCACCGGCCGCGTAATACTTGCCGTTTTTCTTGATGCGGTGGTTGGCAATATGGGACATTCTCGGGTCTCCGTTGAAAAAGGGGTGGGCCGTTTAACCGTCATGCCCAGGACAATGGGGCGGGGTTCAATCCCCGCTCTCCTGCTCTCGAGGGGGTATGCTTAGATCGGGCTGGGGAAGAGGAACCCTGCATCCATGCCGGTCATCTCGGGCGACCAGTCTTCGGTCACCGGATAGACCCAGCTTTTGATGTTGCGCTCCGAGTACGGCTTTTCGACCATCGGATGACCCATCAGGCGATAGGTGTAGCCAAAGGACGGCGTGCGGTAGTCGCTACGCTTCGACGTGAAGGCTAGCACAGCATCCCGCCCCCAGACATCTTTTGCATCGGCGTCGTCATCGTCGCTGTCTTCAAGGTAAACCGCTTTGCCGACAATCACCTCATCCACGTCGAAGTACTTCGCCAGCATTTCTGCCGTGATGGAATCAGAGCTGGTGTATTTGAAACGCTCTTTGATCTTCGGATGCTCACTCAGCACATTGTAGACTGGCGGCGACAGGGTCAGCTGGTTTGGATAACGCCCGGTGCGACGGCGGATTTGTTCTCTGCCTTCCTTGACGTCCTTGCCCGGATCACTGTCAGGGTCCGACCACTTGTCAGAACCGGTCAGGGACATCTTGTTGTTGACACCATACTTGTTCGGGTCCAGCGCCAGTTTGGCGATTTCCATCTCACGACCAAGGCCCGTCATGTCCAGCACATCTTCGACCGCCTTTTTGGCCAGATTGATGCCAGGGATTTTTGCCGCTTCTTCCTGATGTTCCCACGGCACTACACCTTCCAGTGCGTCCTGATGCAGCGCAACCGGATCGGTCGCATAGCCAAACTGGACACGCTGGGTCTGCGCACCAGGTGCCCGGCGGGTGTTCATCTTGCGGAAGCTGGTTTTGTCGAAGCGGATCACCCGCACTCCCCGAACCGGGATTTCAACAATGGGAAACAGCAAATGACCGATAAACTCAGCATTTCTGTAGCCACGTGCATGTGTCGACAGGATTGGGTCGATCACACGCGCCTGTGCAGTGTTCATGTTCATATCGGTCCCTTACTTGATCAGGATTTTGACGATGTCGCCGGGGTTGGCAGCGGCGGTCAGAGCCAGCCCGTTAGCAGCTCCTGCAGCTTTGGTGATCGGTTGCCCGTTGGCATTTGACTGGACCTCGGCCCCCTTGGCGATGGCAGCACCGGCAACCATGTCGAACACGCCGACGGCTTCGATGGCCA